ATCTCTTTTGATTTGCACGTGTAGAATTGAATTTCAAATAAGAGCTGCGAAGCAGCGACAAAAGAAAGCGAAGGAAATGTTCGGGTCTTTATCCGCACATGTTTGGTGTCGTTGTCCTCATGACACTGGCCTTCGTACTGGTTGTTGTGAACAAATACCAGGACAAACATCTGTTTGCTTTTGTCAACCGCATGCAACCAAATCTACGATTTGAGCCGAAATGTTACACAACTTGTCCTACAAGTTTTTAGGCTGTCGTTGTCGGTGGAAGGGCGAAGAAGATGGGAAGTGTTGTGCATGCATAACCGATACAGCTTCGTAGGGAGGTCTAGAATTGACCGCTGGCGCTACGGGGGAATAATATAAGAACTGCCGTGGTTAGGGTTATTTTATGGCCCGTAAAGACATGATGATGTCGAAACCTGAACCTGCAGTATTGAGGATGATTTTTAACGTCCCAGCGAATCCGTCTACTGATGGATCGTATTATATTGACATCTCGCAATGTGCGAGTTTGTTAAATCGGAAATTTTTCCCGCAGGGTGCCAATTGGGCTGTAGCGGGAATTCAAATGCTTACAGCTTCTTCTACAACTGGACTTTTTACAGTTGAAAAACTCCCAAATACTTGGGTTATGGCCAATTCTTGGGTTAAGGCTTCACGTACGTGGTCTAAGATGAATGATGAGGCTCTTGCTGAAACTGAATCTATTAGTCCTAGATTTTTGGATTTCAAAATCTATGCCGATGCTGACCACCATCAACTTGGTTATGCATCGAATTTGCTACCCTCTAATCTTTCGGGTGTTGCGACTCCTGGCGAATGGAGTCCTTCAAAGTTCCAAATACCAGACACAACCACTACTAGTGGTGTACGGGATAGGGAACTTGTTGCTGTTGGCGCTAATTACCCTGGTATTGGCGCATCTGGTTTGGATGCAGTTTCCTTGATTGAAGGATATGCTGCTTCGAGAGCCCTTCCGGCTATCAATGACCCAAATACTCCTTCGGATGCTCTACGTGTAGATGGGTCAACACCACAGAACTGGCTTGCTGCGACATTCTCCGATGGAACCCAGCAAACTGATGCTGTTATCACTGATATGGTAACAGAAAATAACCAGGCACCTTATCCTTATGAGGACGATGGTATTCACATCGACACTATGTATCCTGGTGGTGCAAACCAATTGCCAGGTTTAGAGGTTCATGACCTCGCTATAGTTTCTGGAACTACTGTTTCTTCCAGAACACGGATCCCTGGGGGAAATTTCCCCTGTGGATTGATTAAGATCACCTCTCTAGGTGTTACTGGGACTTACAATATCATGCTTGATTTGGTACCTGGTCCTATGCGAGGATACCTCGCTGAATCGATGGAGGAGATGAACTGATGTCCCCATCGATAGAGACAGCAGTTACTGCTGAAACAGTCAAGGAGGCGGTCACTACCGCATCCCTTCTCAACCATTTGAAAAATAACCGTATCGAGTATTTACTCGGTATGGGTCTTCTTCACCTTCTAGGTGTAAGTGATCGTCTCTTGGCACAACTCAACGGAGTGTGCTTCTGATGGCTTACAAGTATGGGAAGACATTCAAGAAAGACGGGAAATTGGTTCGATACCGTTATACTGACGGTGTGAAATCGACCAAGAAACTTGTTGCTGTCAACAAGAAAAAGACAAACAAAAGACGTAAGAAGTGAGTCTAATGGATTGTCCTTATTGTAGCTCTAACCAGGTGCATTCAGCCGTGGTAGACCCAGCACCTCCTATTGTGGTGCATTACATCTGTGAACGTTGTTCTAAGGAGTGGGTTGAATGAATTATGATACCCGCTATGGTGATTCAGATGTTTACCTTCAGTATTGGGACGCAGTACCTACTCAGGCTGAGCATGTTTATGTTCAGACCCCAGCGGAATATGCATTTTATGAAGCTGGTAAAGACACCGCTTTGGATGTTATTGATTGGGCAGAACGTAGAGTTACAAAAGAAGCTGCATTTGGCGCTTTGAATTGGTATGCCCGAAAGTTTCCTCAGCATGTTCTTGCTAGAGGAATTGGTTATTGGATGCCCTTTGTAGGATGGGCTCTTTTTGTTTACGATGTATACACCATATCATCGTATCTTTATGATGAATATAGTTAAGTCTTGTCTTACCATCCCAGTGGTATGGAAGAGAAGGATAATACGGATTTAATCTTGATTATATCAGACAGCATGTCCCCATGCATCAACTGCGGCTACACCTATTGTGGGTGTTGGCGATGAGAACGTGCAAGAAGTGTCAACGATCTCTTTTGATTTGCACGTGTAGAATTGAATTTCAAATAAGAGCTGCGAAGCAGCGACAAAAGAAAGCGAAGGAAATGTTCGGGTCTTTATCCGCACATGTTTGGTGTCGTTGTCCTCAT